AACTAAATTAAATTACTATGGGAAATATGTCTTATTGCAGGTTCGAAAATACATTAAACGACCTGCGTGATTGCGAAGAAGCATTAAATAACATTTATGATGAGGTAACAGAGATGTCCTCTTATGAGAAGAATGCAGTAGTAGAACTCATTGAACTATGTAAAACCATTACAGATAATTGGGACATGGAAGAAGTGCAAGATATTATTAACGAATCAGAAGATGAAGACTAACACTATGGAAGCAAACAATAAACTTATAGCAGAATTTATGGGTTACCCTACATCTGCTAAGTATTGGAAAGGTACAAGTATGGCTAATTGGGGGCATGAAGATTACAAAGACTATTATTATGTTGATGGAAAACATAATCACATGGATGGAAGCAATTTTCATCTTAGTGATATGAAATTTGATTTATCTTGGGATTGGCTTATGCCAGTAGTACGTAAATGTAGACAAGAGAATCGATTGGAGTATTTTGATAGGGTGTACTATGCCCTTGAGGAGTGTGATATAAACATTACCTACAAAGCAGTAGTACAATTTATTAAAGAGTATAACAACTAGAAACTATGAAAAAAGATATTAAAAAAATAATAAAATTACTTAATAACTTAGATAGTGCTGAGAATTATAGTAATGTTTTTCTCTCAAGAAAATATATAAAATCTGTTATTGAAAACTTAGAGCAAAGCGTACATTTAATAAATTTAGATGAACAAAAATAAACAACACAAAAGACTAAAACTATGGGGCAGATGAAAGAATTATTTATAGCTATGAGAGAATCATACGCAGAGAGTAGTAGGATACAGAGAGAGATGCACGAGAGAGCATTGAATAAAGAACACCAATTCACTATCCTCAAGACCAAAGATGTTAAACCTAAAGAACTAAAACAAGAGTAAGATGAAAAAATCAATACAAACACCATTAGGTGTATATACAGACGATGAAGTAGGTATCGAGATGATTGAGTCCTACGCCAACCAAAGAGTTATCGAGGAATTGGAGAAAGCCTCTCTAATGGATGTAGAAAAACTAAAAGAAGTTCACGAAGCTATTAGAAATGTTTTAATAGATTATGATTGCGTAGAATGTGGGGATTGTATTATAGATGAAATTTCTTCAGCTGTTGGAATTGATACAACACAAGTATACTATGAAGAATAAAAACAACTAAGACTATGAGAGTAATAAACGAACGTAAAAATTTGATAGACTTTATATTAAATTTCGCACAAGATGAGTATAGCACTAAAGAAGATATATATAATTTATCTATTGAAACAATAGAGCAACTTCAAATTAGAGTTAAACAAATCAAGGAGTACTATAGGGAGTTCTCAGGTGAGTACGTCATACCACATAGCATCTCAAACAATACAGAACCAAACCAAAACAACTAAGAATATGGGATATTATTGGGATGTTTTTAAAGTATACACTAAAGTAGAAGTAATATAATATGGTTAAGATACACATAAACAATTCAGACTATATGGAATTTATATCTGATATAGCACACATGATGGTAGAACAAAGTTTCAATATAGAAGATATATGGAATGATGGAGAGTACCAAGATGAAGCTCAAGAATACTTCAACGATAAGTATGATGAGGTAGAGGGAATGATTAACAAAACACTAAAGGTATATAGCAATGAGTAGTAATGAATTTAATATACTGAGGATACAAGCCTTAGAGAAAAGAGTTAAAGAACTAGAAGAAGAACTTAAACAAACTAAGTGTAATGAAAGTAATAGTGTGTTGGCTAGTAATACTAGCGATAATAATAGTAACAACTAAAGAAGATAGCAATGATAGAAGCAGTAAGAAAAAAGAATAGTACCTTCAACGTAGAGATGTATGATGTATACGAGGATGGTAAGTACCTATACTCAATACCAGAATCAGAGTTTGAGATTGAGGATGGTAAGATTAAGATAGTAGATGAGGTAAAGCAAATTAATATTAACGATAGCTACTCCATGATTATGGGGACTAATAGTCCACCTATGACTATTAAGTCTACTGGTAAATACCTAGTGAGTGGTTATAAAATAGATATATAATGGAGAACGAAGTAGAAGAAATATATAAGTCTATCGTACAGATAGAGGAGTACTTAGGTCATGAGAATATTGATGGTACAGATGAGGAGATGCAGGATATAATCGTAACGCTAGACTGGCTCATAGAGATGTTCGAACAGGATGAAGACTACATGAAGTGCGACTTCCTAAATAAAATTAAACAAAATATTTCTAATAAAATTTGCAAGAGTTAGAAACTTTTTTTATATTTGTAAAAGCTAAATTAAATTAAAGACAACATGGAGAAATCAGAAACAATCGGCAAGCTAACCCTTGCCTTATCAAAAGTGCAGGCTCAACTAAGACCTGCTAAGGAAAACTCAAAGAACCCTTTTTTCAAATCAAGCTACGCTGACTTAGGTTCAGTATGGGATTCAGTTCGTAAGCTACTTGCTGATAACGAATTGGCTATCATACAGATGCCTACTGATATAGGTGGTGTAACAACAATCCTATCACACTCAAGTGGAGAGTTCATCTCATCTACTATGTACATTCCATCTAAAGAAGATGCACATGGTGTAGGTTCAGCTATCTCTTATGCTAGAAGATACGCACTAGCTTCATTCGTAGGTGTGATTACTGGTGAGGATGATGATGGTAACGCATCAGTTACTTCTCAGACTAGGTACAAGAGTAACCTAAAGACTAATACATCTAAGCCTAAGTTATCAGCAGACAAATACAAGGCTATGATTAAAGCTATTGAGGATGGTAAGGGTGCAGTGGTTGAGCAGAAGATGAGTGGCTACCTACTTACTAAGACTCAAGAGGATACGTTAAAGAAAACAATTAACACTCTACAATAGTGAACCTAGATAAGTTCATAAAGAAGATAGAGGATGACTCTTTCTATTACTCCGACTACGAGTTTGTTACGAACTCGCAGTTGGGGTTGATAAAGAAAGATGTACGTACCTACAAACTTATGAGGGATAATCCTCATTTGAGAACGGAGACTTTCCCTATGATATTTGGGAGGGCATACCATGTAGCTATGTTAGAACCTAATGAGTTTAACGACAAGGTTAAGGTATTCGATTCAGCTACAAGGACTACTAAAGGATATAAAGAGTTTAAGGCTAACAATCCTGATGCCCCTACTATAATACTACAGAAGGAGTACGATAAGATAATGCGTATGCAGGATGTGTTGTTCTCTCACAAAGAAGTAAGAGACCTACTCGTTACTGAGGGAGAGAGAGAGATAGCTAACGCTTGGCAGGATGATGACACTGGCGTGTTCTGTAAAGGTAAGGCTGACTATCGTAATGGCTCAACCCTTATAGACCTTAAGACTACTGGAGATGGAAGTCAATGGGGTTTCTCAGGCTCGTGTAGGAAGTATGGATACGATAGGCAATCAGCATTCTACTCAGATGGCTTTGGTTGTAATGAGTTTATCTTTATAACGCAGGAGAAAGAGATGCCTTACAACGTATCTATATTCTATGCAGGTAAAGAGTTTATGGATAGAGGTAGAGATGAGTATAAGTATCTACTAGATACCTATAGGAGATTCTTTATAGACAACGAACAAGTAGTTGAAGAACACTTAATAACAGAAACATTATAATGAGTTATTTAAAACAAGAACTAACAGAGAACAACCTCTCTATGAGGGGTATACATTTAGGGATGGAGAGGAACGATATTCCCATGTCTTATCCAACCTTAAGAAAGTATGTAAAGGAACCTAGACTATTCACTATTGAGCAGGCTATGTACATTGCAAACTTAATCGACAACCAGATGGGAATGAAAACATTTAAACAATTATTTTTTTAATTATGAGTACAATGACAAAAGAAAAGATTTACATCGGTAATGGAACTGAGAAATTTGATGGAGACTTAGTAGAGTTTTCTCTTAACCTAAGTAAGTTAGGTGTAGATGCTAAAGAGTTTATGTTCGAATACAACGGAGATAAATATGTAAAGCTAAAGGTTGTAAAGAAACGTGGTGGTGCTGACGAGTATGGTAAGACTCACTACGTAGAGGTTGATACCTTTAAGCCTACAGCTAAAGGAAACAATACAAAGTCTAAGACTCAAGAGGATGATGGGTTACCATTCTAATCTAGAGTAGAGTGTATTGAATTACAAGGGGGAGCTAAACGCTTCCCCTTTTTTAACCAAGAAAAAGAAACGTTATGAATTTTGTGAAGATAAATAAAGGAGCGACCATAGATATTACCAGAGTCTTATGCTTCTTTCTTGAGGACTCAATAGTTAAGATATACATAGATGGTTTAACAGAACCATTAGAAGAAATATACTCTAACAATGAGCAGGCGAGTACAGTTTATAACCTACTTAATCAGAAGCTAAGATGTAGTAACCTATCAAATAAGAAGTAGAGCGATGAGTTTAGAACAAGAGAAGTATGTGTCTGCTAAGTTGCAGACAAAGAAAGATATTAAAGAATATATCTCAGGCATCTACAATGAAGGGTACACTAAAGGACTTAGTACTGGTATCACTCCACTAGACCCTCACTTCACAATGAGGAAGAAGGAGCTTACCATTATTACTGGACTAGCTAACAGAGGTAAGAGTACATTCTTATTCTACCTTATGCTCTTAATGAGTAAGCAGTATGGTTGGAAGTGGGCAGTGTACTCACCTGAGAACTCCCCAGTAGGAGACATCATGATAGAGATAGCTGAGATGCTATGTGGTATGACTGCCGATAAAGATAAGATGAGTCGCATGAGTATGGATAGACTAGATAAGTCTATTGACTTTATAGCCGAACACTTTTTCTTTCTAGAGTTTGAGGAAGTACCTACTACATCGGATGTGCTTAGAGAGTTTGAGAGATTGTGCTACGAGAAGAAGATTGATGGTTGTGTTATAGACCCATGGAATGATTTAAGAAAGCCAGACACTGCGATTATGTATGACTTCATATATAAAAGTTTGGCTTCAATAAGAAGATTTAAAGATAAGTATAACTTACACTTCATCATATCAACACACTCTATCTCTGCTAAGTCTAGAGCTGTGTCAGATGATGGCTCGACTAGACCTCCAGGAATGTACGATGCAGAGGGTGGTGGTGTATGGGCTAACAGGAGTGATAACTTTATTACGATACATAGAAACCCTAACTCAGAGGACTGGGATAAGACTCAAGTACACGTAAGGAAAGTTAAGTTTCAGAAGTTAGTAGGTGTACCTACCAATGATGAGAACCCTGTGATACTTGCTTACTCAAAAGATATATGTAGGTTCAGAGCCTTCAACAGAAAGACTATGATGTACTACGACCCTTTAGAGGAACAGTATAAAGAACCTGAGAAGCTCATAGATATAGATGAGATAGATGATGATATGTGGTTGAACCCTAAAGATTTATAATGAGAGACTTAGAACTAGTAGAGAAAGCATTAAACCTAGTAAGGGAAGCATCGCCTAACGATGCTGAACAAAATGGCATGAGGGTATATAATAAATTCTTTGAGGAGATAAACACCATGGAGCTGGAGCTGCAGGAATTTAAAACAAGAAACCCTAACCACGCATTACTAGATAAGAGAGTTGTAAGGTTAGAACTTATGAGGCAAGCGTGTATAGAATTTATGCAGACTTACTTTAAGATGCTATCTTATAAAGATAACTGCATCAAAGCTCAGGCTGATGCGATACACATACACTCTAAGTACGAGGATGTTAAGAGTAAGTTAAAAGAATTTGAACTATCAAATAAACTAGAAGATGAATACAGTTAATTTTAATATGGCTATAGATAAAGCTACCAATCATTTTGATACGTTAAATATAACAGATAAGGAAACTAATATAATCAAAGAGTTGTTTGCTGTAGCTTACGAAGAAAGAAAGATTAAGAGTACAAGCATAGGTACTAGGGAGAGAAACATAGTAGAGACTAACGCTTGTATATCTAACGTGATACTAAAGCATTTCCCTTTTCCTTTAAGGATTATATCAAATATATTAGGTAAGCATCACGCTACTATAATACATTACAGAAAATTACATAACGATTGCTTGGCTTATGATAAGCAATACATTAAGTTATTCTCTATGTTGAATGATAAAGTAAATGATTTACTTATGGAGATGGAGGGTGATGTAGAAGAATATAAATATAGAGATTGTTCTCAAGAACAATTAATATCTGAGCTAAGAAGTACGATACTATCATTGAAGGTTATGAATAGTAATCTAAAGGAGAAGCTCTACACTATTAAAGAACAAGGATATGAAAAAAGAGATACACCATGCAACAGTATACTATAAGTGGAGAACTATAAGGATGAGTAAAGGTATTGAAGTCAAGTCTAAGAAGTGGAATGAAGCTAAGCATGAGACTTGCGTTACAGACTTGGAGCCTTCAGAGTTAGAGAAGAACAAAAGATTCTTAAACTCTTTAAGGTATAGGCACAAGTCTAAGGTTGATGTAGAAATAAAGATAACTAAAGTTGTGAGTCATAGATACTTATGTATGTCTCATGATGTTTACTAAAAGATATATGTACTACAAAGGAACTTTAACAGACTTAAACTCTAGACAATCTAATGGGCAACCTATGTCTATAAAGTTTAGAAACAAATCAGTCTTCGAAGTATTAACCCACTTCAGTATGATGATAGAGGATTGTAACTTAGATGAGGTTACTATAAAAATAAAGAAGGGTGAGTTAAAGATTAAGCAGCATAATAAAAACAAACCACACTACAAAGATTTATAAGTGAGTACCATACTTGAGTTGGGCATAAAGTGAAAAGTCCTGGCAGGGGTGCTAGGCAAGTCAGTGTCAAAGGTAGAGCTTAAGTCACTCTACCCTTGGCTATGGACTAACATTAAAACATATTAAGATGAACAAACAACAGAAAGATTCAGAACAAAGATTAAGATTAATCAAGTTTGATTGTGAGATGAGAGCTAAAGCAGTAGAGTTAGCCTCAACATTACCAACTACAAAGAACGCTAAGTCCTTGCTAGATAATGCAGACAAGGTAGCTAAGTATATCTTTGGTTTAACAAACGATAATAGTGGAAGCTAGAAAGATAGATACTCTAATTGAAATTGGTTGGTGGGTTCAAGTATCCCCACTAGCCAATGCAGGTTCAGGCTGGGTATGTGGCATATACAAGAGAGGATTGAAGACAGGTAACTGGCTTACAGAATTTTCCAAGAAGCTTAACACCCCACAAGAATGTTATGAGTGGGCTGAAGTAGTAATTGATTCACAAATAAATAAGACAATATGTTAGAGAACGTTTTAATTATAGTAATAACTGTGGTTGCTTTATCAATAATCATAGATGCTTTTAGTAATAGAAAAGAAAATAAACATGGCTAAGTTTAAGTGCAAAGTTTGTAACTCTAATGTTAGAGAGATACTCAAACACACAATGAAGATAGTTGATGGCGAGATAGTTTGTCCTGAAGCAGTCTGTTGTGATGAGTATATGGAGCCAGTCAGAGAGAAAGGTAATGGGTTTGGTGGTATAATTAAACGACCAGGCGGAACAGTTAGTGGCAAGATATGATACAACACATTTCATTAATCATAAGAACTATTAAAGATGTCTGGAATAATTTCAAAGATACTCCAAGTATCAATCAAGAAAGGTATAACCTTAAAGGTTTTACAGAGATACCTGAGGATGAAGTACAGAATACATGTAAGCGAAGCTGTGCTTGTAAAAAGAAAGAACAATATTTAAAAAAGAAAAAGGATGCAAGAAGAAATAATAGAGAAGTGTAACGAGATAAGAGACTTACTAGTAAGGAAGAACGAGTCTTATGGTAACGCAGTGTTTGAGAGAGGGGTTCTATTTGATATAGAACCTGTTCAAGCTATCAAGGCTAGGATAAACGATAAGATGAATAGGATTATAAACCAAAAGTCTTTCGAGGAAGAGAATGATATACAAGATTTAACTGGGTATCTAATCTTATTGCAGGTAGCTATGGAGGAGAAGAAAGAAAAGTGGAAGGATGAAATCATAGGAGACTGCACTGAGCTACCAGAAAGTTTCAAGTATGTCAAGGGATAATTTCAAAGGGGACTTATCCTGGGGTGAGAAGTGGGAACACATCATAGGTATGTACATGATGCTCAATGGTTTAAGTAATCTATCCTTCAATAAGGATTACAAGTGGGACATCAAAGGTACTAAGGATGGTAAGACCTTGAGCTTTGAAATCAAAAGCGATAGGTATAAGAACACTGGTAACATGGCTCTAGAGATTAGAGATGCTGGTAAATCATCTGGCATATCAAAGAGTGAGGCAGATATATTTATATATAACTATACAAACCTTGATGATAAGTATGTGTATCTTTTCTTTATAGAGATGTCCTCATTAAGACAAATATTAAAGGATAATTATGAGTCTTTAAAAATTGTTTATGGAGGAGATGATAAAGAAGCTGAGATAATCCTACTGCCAATGAAGGATTACAAGCAACACTTCACCCTTAGAAAAATACCTAAAGCCGACTGGGAATCTTTTTAATTATATTGTACATTAGTGTATGCAATATAAGAGACGTAAAGGAAAGAAAATAACTAAGGCTAAGAAGCATACAGAAGACGGTATAACATTTGCCTCAGGGCTAGAGTTGTACTGCTATCGACAACTTAATAAAGCTAAAATCCCCCATGAGTATGAGGGCAAGACCTTCGAGCTTGTAGAAAAATTCAAGTTCGAGGGTCTCCTTATGGATAAGGGTAAGACAAAAGGAAAGAAAGTATTTAAGCAGATGACTGGTAATATAAGAAACATATCTTACACACCTGACTTCATAAACTTAGATGCAGGATTTATAATAGAAACAAAAGGATTAAGAACCCCAGTGTTTAGTATGAGATTCAAATTGTTTTTGAAGCACCTTCAAGATGAGAACAAACAATTAGATATATACATCCCATCGAACCAAAAGGAAGTTGATGCGACAATAGAATCTATACTGAGCAGGGGTAATTTTAAAAAATAAAAACCATGAGCAATAACAAGAAAGACGATTTCATTATAGACTCTGCAAAGAGAGCAGATAAATCTAAGCAAGACATTCTAGATTCTTGGATAGTAGATTTAACTGAGAAAGAACAGCCTGAGGCATGCAATATAGATGACGAAGACTGTGAAGCCTGTGGTTCGTAATGGATAATAAACAAAAGAAAGCTCCCAAAGGGAATATTAAATTCAATATAACCCTATCAGATGAGCAGAAGATTGCTAAGCAACAGATACTAAGTCATGCCTTCAACTTTGTTGTGGGTAAGGCTGGTTCTGGTAAGACTCTTCTTGCTGTACAGATAGCACTTGATATGTTCTTCAAGCGTGAGTACAATAAGATTATTATAACTAGACCTACTGTAGCTACAGAGGATAATGGTTTCTTGCCAGGTGATGAGAAAGAAAAGCTAGAGCCTTGGCTTGTGCCTATCATGTCTAATATGCGTAAGGTTTATAACAAGCCTGAGAAGATTCAGAAGATGGTAGAGCAAGACGAGATAGAGCTTGTATCCTTAGCTCACTTCAGAGGTAGGACATTCGAGAATGCTATAGTAATAGTGGATGAGTTTCAGAACTTAACTAGGGCTCAGTTTAGAATGGCTTTAGGTAGGTTAGGTAAAGGTTCTTTAATGATATTCTGTGGAGACAATCAACAGATAGACCTTAAGGATATAAACCACTCTGCTATACAAGACGTAGCTACTATAAAAGATTCTGACTACGTATATAAGATTGTCTTAGAGGACAATCATAGACATAAAGCTATTGATGATGTACTTAAATTATTAACTGGATACTAAAGATATGAAACAAAGAAAAGATGGTACTAGTCCGTACTACACAAATAAAAAAGTTAAGGCTAGTATAGATAAACTACTTAATGATAACTCCGTTATCTGGTCCAACATGGGTACAGGTACACCACTAGACTTAAAGACTAGAGAGGCAGGAGAGAAAAAGTGGGGTGAGCTCGCTCTTAAAATAAAAGAACTGGATAATTCATACTTCAATGTGATATGTCCTTATGGTATTGATAGCTAGTGAAGTACGAGCTAGGCATATCGGTATTCCCTGGGATTGTGTTTGGGGTAAGGTCATTTAGTCCAGACCATAACTATGGTTACTCAGAGCATCAGATATACCTACTATGCTTTTGTATATTTCTTATAATTGAAAAGGTCGAGGAATAAACCTCGACCAAATCAACCAGAAAAAA